GAGTTTATCTGATTTTCAGCGAAATAGCCAACACAATCGCGCTTGGCGTCCAGAACTTGAAAAAGCAAGTTACCTCCTGTGAAGCGCCTAATAAGCGCTTGAGTCTGTCGTTATTGTATCAGGTGGCTCGGTGTTGTCAAGAGCTTTTTCACTAGGTCTATTAAGAAGATTTTCTCTACCACTGTAGATATAGTTTGTGAACTTACCGTTAATATAGTTTGCAGCATTTGCCATGTTTGTAAGATTCTTATTTGGACGATATTGATATGAGAAATAAAGTTCATCATATAATTTTTTATCTAACTTTATTGGCGTCCCTGCCTCGTTGCTTCTTAGCTGCAAATATAAGTCAACAATTTTTTTATCGGTCAAAAATGCTGAATTTATTGCTGTACCGCGATCTAAGAGATCTATTCTAAACTTTCCGCAAGAATTAAATGCTTTTTCTTCATAAAAGGGATTTTTCTGCACATATCTTGTATAACAATTAATAATAAATCTAACTAACAAATCCATGTCTGTGGTAAAAGTTTTATAAAAATAGTAATCAAAATAATTTTCTTCTGTTATAGGATATCCATCACTATCTTTATAGGTTGATAACAATTCTATAGTTTGATTAGAAAAAAGATCAGCAACCATTAGCCAAGGAATGTTTTTTTCAATAATAAAGCCATATTTCTTCGCAGCTGACACATAAAAATCAAAGTTTGGATCCGATAGCCAATTTTCATACTTATAATTATCATCCCCAGTATCGGCTACATCCAGTGCAATCGCGATTCCAGTATTAAAAATTGATCCTAAGTCTCCGAGAATATAATTTGTCAGAGTAATTGTAACAAAGTGCGATGCTTCTATCATGAAATCAATCATTAAATTTGCAAATGTATCAAAATTCGTAATTTGATTTGTATCTCTTTGAAATCTTGATGTAAAAGTAGAAAAAATAGAATTTAAATATGCATTATAAGATGCAATTGGATTTTTATAAGCTTTTTTGGCAACAGGAGCTGTTATCAAGGGGTTACCGTCCAGCAAACATACCCCTGAATCTACAGCAAATCTCATTTTTTGTTGGAAAGCTATAAACTGGTCTACGACGTGGTCTATAGCAAACAGTCCGGGTCTTAGCTGTTTTAAATATTTAGAGTTAGGTAGAATTGTATTTTGCTCTTTGTCTATTCTACCATAGTAAACCTTATCATACCATAAGTCAAGAGGAGGATAGTTGACTTCAGGATATATTTCCTCTCGATACAACAACCTTTGATAATATGCTGCATAAGAAGACAGTCCGTTCGCTCCTCTCGGGTTAACGAAATCCTGTCCTGTAAACTTAATGATGTGGCTCATGCTTTAAATATCTTTTTATTACTTTTTTTCAAATTATTATGGCTGCGCAGGATCGCTCCCAGCGGGCCCAGCGCCACCACTGCCTCCTGAGCTACTATCGGCAGCGGGATCGTCAGAAGGAGATTGTTCATCAGTTCGATCAGCACTACTCTGTGTGGCCGCTGGAACTGTTGGGAATTCGATACCTTCTTGAAGAGCCTTCAGTGTCGTGGTGAAGCCGCCCTCTGTCACTTCCGATTTGACCGCGGTTATCAGATAATATCCGTGAAGCCCTAGCAATCTCAACTGTTCTTCTGTTGTATTTATCAATACAGGATTAACATAAGTCAACTGTCCATTCTTAAACAAGTTGTTGCCCACCATTTTGATATCAACTGAGAATAGCTCTCTTAACTGTTCGGCCCCAAGAGCGCCATCTTTTTGAATTTTAGCCTCTCTTAGGTAAGGTTGTTCTTCTCTGCTGAAATTTAATTCTTTCAACAACCCACAGGAGGCGCCAATATACTGATGATAAATACCTTGTTTAAGATCTTTTTCAAAATTACCTGTTAAACCAGTACCCTTCGAATCAGTCGAAAACATAACCATACCATTTCTTGTATTTTTGACTGGCTCGTCACCCTTGAGGAGCTTCGCCTGAGCTTTTCCTAGGCTTTTAACAGACTTGGGTACCCCTGGTCTTCCTTTGGAATAATTGATCGGCTGAATATCAAATCTTTGATAGATTCTAAACTTCGTCCCATAACAACCGGCCCTTAAAGCATTCGTTACCAACGTTGATGTTAAATCTTTTAAGAAGTGTAAAAGATAATATTTATTTCTCTCTGGCTTGATCACTCGATCAATAAACCAAGTTTGAAATAAATCCATTGATATTGGAATTTCTGATATGGGCAGTGAATCGTATATGTTGTTTAAATTTTGATCGCCAAGTCTTGCTACCATAGTAGCATTTGAACACTTTGAAAGAACAGTTAAATCACTATCACTCAATTGAAAAGCTTTATTTAAATCAATAAATTTTATTCTCTGCATAAATATCTGGTAGTCGAGATCGGTAATATCATTATTTTTTTGTATTTGAGAAAGAACATTGTCTATAATGTCTCCCAAATACATAAAATGGATATCAGTTGATTCTGTTCTATCAATTGGTGTTGATTTTTGTTTAACTTGATCTTCTGCATCTGAGCCAGCGTCCCCTGCTGATTCATTGTCCGGGTTCTCTAGGGCTTTCAGAGCATCAGATCCTACCCCAGTAACAGAGTCTATTTTTGCTCTATCGGCAGAGGCAGATGCTCTACCTTTGAAATATTCTTGCCTTTCTGCCTCAGAAATATCGTCTAGATTAGGGATCACCAGTTCGGTATTGGCAACACGAAGGGCGCGTATTTTGTCGGAACGATAAAGCCCATCTAGCAAAGCTTGGTATTTTAGTTTTTTATCTTTTTGTTGCAGATTGTTTATCTTTTCTAATAAGTTATCGATTTCTTTGTTTTTACTTTCTAGTTGGCTGTCTGTTTCATTCCCGGTAATGCCCTGTTTTTTATCCTTCAGTTTTTTTAATAGATCATCTAGTTTAGCACTTTCAGCTGGCGGCAAGGATTGTTGCGTTGTTTTAAGAATATTGAACTTTTCACTTGTTCCCATTCCACTAATGGCTGCTTGGTATGTGGCCGTTAAAGTTAGGCTACCATTTTGATTAAATTGTAAATCATGTCGAACTTGTTGTAAATAAAGAGAAACTTTTGTTGCATCAATAGCTTTTTTGATTAATCCAGCTTTATTTGCAAGATGAGGAAACATTGTTGCTAAATTGTCCGGACAAGACCACCCAGCGGTTATCTTTATTCTAAAGCCTCCACCATCGTATACCAAGTTGGTTCCTGTAGGTTTGCAAACATTGGGCGGCTTTGATGAATTAGAAGACCCAACCCTCCGGGAAGTCGGCGCGTTAATTATTAAATCTAAAAATGTGGCCTTATTTGGCCTTTGAGCGGCATATCTACCTGGGCTTACCTCGGCTCCTTTAAAGAAATCACTTAGGGACTGAAAATATACAACCAAAGTAGCTGTAATGTTATTGTCGACTTCGGCCGGCTGTACACCATCCAACGACCAGGAAAAAGATTTTATGCCAGCTCCGGGTGTACGCCCAATTTTACCCTTGGTAATTTGTTCGACATCAGTTTCAGACAAAAAATTTGGTATCTCAATAGGTATTTCTTTTTCTATAATAGTTGGGTTGTCTTTTTTATAATCGACTCGACTTAATCTTAAATAAGGTGAAAGAGAGGCGTATACCTCTGGGCATAAATTAAGAATTTCTCTAATTTCGTCTGTGCGTTCACCGTGCTGTATCCGAGACAGAAGAGTTCCCTCATTGCCCCCTGGATCATCCAAGATAGTAACTCTCTTAAATTTTGGCTTCTCGCGCTTTATTCTGTGAACATTTTCTAGAAGAACGCACTGATAATCAATGGGCTCAAGTGTATTCTTCTTTTCTTCAGCTTCTGAAGCTGCTTCAGATTCAGGGGTATCATTGGCCATTTTTTATCCTATTGGTCGAGTATTCCTAAAATGCGTTCTAAGGGAAGTGGGATTTCTACAACATCGCCCACTTTTAAATCTGCTTCTGTTGGCTTTTGATTAAAGAAAGCGATAACCCACCAATATTCAGCAGATCCATAGTTATCGATTGCTAACTTATAGTATCGATCGCCAACGCGCCAAATATGTTTGACTCTTGTTAGAGATGAGATTTGCGTTACTGTTGGATATTCTATCATGGGAGTTGAATAATGTCGTATCCCAGTATTCAGATTTCTTTCTTTCACTAGATCTTTATAGAGTTCTTCTCTATTGAAAAATAAAGATCTTTTATCGTATCTGTTAGCCATAGTTTAGCCGCCGTTCCCTTCAAGGTCGCTTAGATCAGCCTCTCCGAGCGCAGCTACTCGGTCGACAGCGGCCTGTCGTGCGCCGTCGACATCGTTCTCACTTGCCCTGTCCGCTTCTGGGGTGGTAGTCACCTGACCCGTGCGGGTTGTTTGTTCAGACTTAACCTTTACTTTGTTTGAGTGAGGGAAAGAGTTTTGAATGGCTTCTTTTCCACCAAAAGTAATTTTTGAGGATTTAGCCCAGCCCATTAAATGAGTGTGAATAACTGTGTACTGTAGATTAATACTTACTTTTTTAGGAACAAAATGAAGTCCGCGGTCCTTTGTAACTGTCGTATAGGATGTTGAAATAGCTCCAGCGCCAGGGTTTGGTAACGCAAAATCGCTGGAGCCGTTATAAGATTCAAAATTTTCAACCGCCTGCGTTCCTCCTTGTAGAAAGCCGCCCACTGTTAAGTCTGGATTGTAATTAACGCCCCCGAGATAGCCAGTCAACATTCTATTATTATCAGCGCTACTAGCGAGATTGGTCCATTTTAATCCTATGAGAGGGGCTGCTTTTAGTCTTGTTTGAACACTTCGTTCATTGTCATCATACACGGGATATAAAAATTGAATTAGTTCTCCAATGCGGCCTAGGTTTTGAGCAGCATGGGCTGCATTGTCTGCAACAACATCAAACGCCAAAGAAATTACCCTTCCAGTTCTTTGGAATGTTACTAGAGGGTCCATTCTTCCATACACAGTTTCAGAGTTCCAATCAGAAGTAAATTGATCATTAAATTCTGTAACCCAACCTTCAAACTCAACAAATCTGTTTGTAGGCAAATGTTTAATAACAATGTTAAAATTTTTACCAAATGGGTTATTTGTTGGGTTAAACCCTGAATTTAAGTTAGCCACTTCTATCTCCTGCTAATACATTATATAGGTTTTAAGCAAATTATTTATCTGCCGCCGAAACCACTTATCTCCGACGAGGCTGTTGTGTCCCGCAAAACATCAATGAAAATGTCTCTTAGTTCTCTTTCGCCAACCTTAACAATAACGTTAGTGTTAGAGGGTTGTTGGCTCATGGCGTTATTGGTGGTATTGTTATTAGTGGTATTATTTGTTTCACCCCCAAGGAGGCTTAATACTGGCGACATGACAGATGCAGCAAGGTTTGATAGCGGCGATGTAGCTTCCGCAAGTCCTTCTTTGATAGTTTCACTGGTTTCGACAGCAAGGTTTGATAGCGGCGATGTAGCTTCCGCAAGCCCCTCCGTGATAGATCCGCCGACTTTGCTAGCAATACTTAATAGCGGTGATGCAGCTAACGACAAGCCTTTCATAATAGGTCCACCGAGCATGCTTAATAGCGGCGAGGCAGCTAACGACAAACCTTTCATCATAAGTCCACTGAGCTTGCTATCATCATTTGATGGCGGTGATGCAGCTTCCGCTAGGCTTTCCATAATAGGTCCACCGGGTTTGGCAGCCATAATAGTATCTTGTTTGCTAGGCTCAATAATCTGACCATCTGTTGTGATGATGGCATCATTAACGGATTTCGTCCCTAGTTTCCCGGGTTCCTCACCAAATACCTTCGCAATAATCTTGCCAGTTATACCGCCGCCTATAGTTTTTACAAAGTCATTAAATGCCTCCTTCACCGCCTGAATAAAGCCTTTACCGGACGCAAAAGCTGCAAAAAATCCGATAACCCCTTCAGCCAGTCCATCAATAATATCCATGAACAATGTAAGTGGAGTAAAGACAAGACCTATTGCGGCGACAATTTTAAAAAACATATGCTTTATTGCCTCACCAGTTGACAAGCCTTTATCTTTCAAAGTATCAAACCAACTATACAACGCTACACCTATACCGACAAAAGCGGCTATAATTGCTATCGGTATCGCTCCAAAAAATCCTGCAATGGCGCCGGCGGCGGTTCCGATGAAACCTAAGAGACCACTTACTATAGAACCTACTATACCTGCACCTAAGACGATTTCTGCAACTGCAGCACCGATAAGAAATATAATTTCTAAAGCTGCAAACGCCTTCACCAAACCTAATATGGCGCCTGCCGTACCGGCAGCATAAAGGGCAGCTTGAGCAAAAAACTTGACAACGCCAGAACTTAAAAGCTTTGATACAAAATCAATAAATTTGGCAAACATACCAACCACTGGATCTAGACTTATAAGTAAGCCATTGAAGGCGTTTGTAAGCTTATCCATTGTAGCTTGTGCTTTTCTGGCTGTTTCTTCCATCTTTTCTTTTTTGCGAATGTCCATTTCCTCTGCTGCCGACAACTCTCCAAACAGACGACGCGCTTCTTCGGTCGATACGCCAAGAGCGTCAGCAATCGCCATCTGCTCATACTTGCTTAGATCACTAAACATTTGACCTGATGCGTCCATTGACTGTTTGATCAAATCAATACGCTCTGCCTCAGAGGCATTTAACATATCAATTGAGTTAAGATACGGACCGCCTAGGATTGCGTTTAATCGACCAACCTTTTGTGCTGCGCCGTCAAAGGTGTCGAAAGCTTGCCCACCAATCTTAAGAAGCTGCTGCATTGATAAACCAGTTGCCTTAGATTGTTTTGCAAGATCCTTAAATACATCAATGGCTGATTCGCCATAGAAAGCCAACTCTGTCGCGACCATGTTAAAATCGTCAGCGATTTGACTAAACGGCACACCGAGGCTTTGAGCGGTTGCGTGCAATTCGTCTGCGATTCCTCTTATTTCGCTGTTCTGATAGCCAAGGGACTTTGTTGCCTTATCAAATATTTGTGCGCTTGTTTGGGCACTAACCCCTAGCTCTTGCATAACTGTGGCAGTATCTAATATTGTTCTTTTGTCGCGACCCGACATTCTTGTAAAGTCAGCCATTGAACTTTGAAGGGCGCCCATTGCCTGAGCAGTTTCATCTGCGGTTACTCCCAAGAAAGCGTTGGCTCTTTCTACTTTCCGCGTTATTCTGGCCTGCTGATCCATAATGGTGCCTGTTTCTTGGAACAGACCGGTTGTTCTGGACAGATTGGCGTTTACCTTATCAAGCTCCATTGAAAGGTTGAAAGCTTCTGCAGCAAGTTTATTAAAAATTCTTATAAATATTTCACCGGATGCAATGCCTTCGATGGTCTTTGTCACAAACCCGCCCAATTCTGCTGTGGACGTAGGCATTATGGTCCTCAGTTTGTCAGCCTCTCCATTAATCCCTAAAATACTCCGACTTAACTTTTCCGCCTTCCCTGCGCCATTATTAAATTCTTCGTTTAAGTCTTGATGCGCATCTTTTAGCTTTTCAAGACTCTCAATAAGCCTGTCTCGCTCCTTCGGATCATCAGTATCATTGATTTGTTCAAGAAGCTCCAGTTCTCTTTCCATTTGAGCCATCTGAATCAATTTTTGGTCAGATAGTTTACCTCGAAACTCAAGCTCCTGCTCTAGACGATCAATATTTTTTTGCAATGCAGTGCCTTCTCTTTCATAGGCAGCTGCTACTTCTTCATTTTCGCGCGCAATTACGCGCGCCCGGCGAGGAGCGGCGGGCGTTGCCCCAGGCGCTCCAGAGGCACCAGACTCTCCTCTTTCTAGGGCTTCAACTAATTTCTCAAGAGAAGTTATTAATTGGTCTATTTTAGCATCGGTTGCCATTCAAAACTCTCCTAGTTCTTAAACGGCCAACGTAAACCCGTTTCGCGCTCAAAGCCAGATACAGCTCGATCCAAATCTCTTTTATTCATCATGGTTCTAGTATCACCAAGTCCATGCTTCATATACGAGTCCATATAACGCTTTTCATTCTTAAGCGCTCGAAAAAAAGCATCAATTTGTTTTTGTGTGCCTCGGATAGTGGTCGGCACTGAAAACCCAGCCAGGGAAAGATCTAATAAAAGACTTTGAACATTATTGGCGAATTGTCCATAACTTCCCATTCTTTCATTAATGCTCTTGTCATTTAGGTCGATTACGATCTTATCCATTGGAGAACCTCAAATATAAATAGTTGCATAAAACAAAAGCCGCTTCAAAAGCGGCTTCGTTATCCTAGAGTATGTCTTTTCTTGGATGAAGAAGCTTCCTCTATTGCTTTCTTCTGATCTTCAAATTCCTTAACGAGACGTTTTACAAACCATCTGCGAAGCTGTATTGGAAGATTATAAGCTTCTGTTAACGACCAGCCACCATGATGCTTTAAAGCAAAGAATTCTTCGTATACGCCTTCTTGATATTTACTATCCAGGCCAAAAGAAATCAGCCGTTAATGGCATTGTTACCTCGCTTTCATAGTCACAATTTGAACAATCAAACGGAACTTTCATATCCACGTCAGGCATAATTGTTTCGTACTTTGTTCGAATCTCTCTACTGATCTTTGTTGGACATTGCTCAACAAACTGCTTAAGCAAAGCAGGATCAGTTACATCCATAACACGAACAATAATTGCGCTAAGCTGATCTGTAATCAGCGCGTCGTCTTTCTTGGACTTCTTTCTTTGCTCGCGAGCTTGGGTTAGTTTGCGCTCGTCTGCGCCTCGCAAAAGCCTAACTTCAACAACCAAGTCATTGTATGTTGGAAATACAATCTCATAGTTACCATTTGGAAGAAGCTTATAATCTTCGCTTGGAACTAAATCCTTAATTTGAATATCACTTAAATTAATGTTAGTATCGGTTTGTTCACCGCAAGCAGGACAAGTAATTTTAACTCCATAATCAGATCCAAAGCCTGTGATACGTGCTGCAATAAGTAAAGCGTTCTTATCACCGATCAAAAGATTGGCTGCTTTAATGTTTTTATTAACGATTAGCGAATCAATGACTCGATCCAACGCAACGCCTTTCTTAATTAAAGACTCGGAAGTTAGGATATCCTCTTCCTTTGCGGTCATGTGTCGTATTTCAATTGAATCCAAACCATGAGCAGGATGACCTTCTGGGTAAAGCTCTCCTTTACTTGGAAGATCAACAAACTCTGTTGGATTTATAAATGAAAATATGTCTGTTTGTGTGTTTGTTGTTTGAGGTGGAGGGGCGGGTGCATCCGGTTGCGGAGCACCCAGCCTCTCTGGGTTATTTCTTCTTGACAAATGTCACCTTCTTTCTATCTATGTCTCAGTTTGCTCACTTCTTTCTCTTGCTTTTGAACTATCATCGTCAGCTGCCGCCTGACTCTGACCGACGTATTCTGTGCCGGTAATGGGAGACTCGTATACAGCATAATCATATCTGAAAGTAACTTCTAAATTAAGCAAATCTTCGCCGGCATAATCTAAATCACCAAACGTTGCATTTGTAATAAATGGACTTCTTAATGTCCACTTACCAATTTCCTTACCAAATCCATCAATCTCTTGAATAATGACAGGACCGGTTGCCGCCAAAGCTGCAGCCTTATTTGGGGTTCCGGGTGCAATTGCGCCGTTGGGACCCAATTGGTCGCCGCCGCCGCCGAAAAAAGCACCCTGATCAATAGGATCAAAATATCCAGATCTATATAATGCTTGATACAAGAGCTTATTTCCATCAGGAGCCACAGCGTTAACAAGTGTAGCAGTTACAGCCTCCCAAGTTACGGCACCTGGGTAGTAATATGTATTTCCAAGAAACTTGTGTTCCGTCTCACTTATTGTGTAAGATGGTTTTGTTACAGTCTTAGCAAGGTATTGCATATTAACTGCTTCTCCATCGACTGCTAACAAGGGTAGATTCAATATAAATCTATGTTGTCTCCTTGGTTCTGATGCGGCTACGTTCCAAAATGCCATTTTATATAATCTCCTGTTGTTCTATAAATATATAGTCGGGGGGGATGAAACCCCCCCGGTTTATTTTAATCTTCGAAAGCCGCTCCGGTTCTCGTGATGTTAAAGTCAATCGCAATAAATTCGATTGCTCTAGCAGGCTTCAAGAAAATCTTTGCGTACATAATGTTTCTATCTACCAAATCCGGAGTTGTTGTTGTTTCATCAAGAACAACCTTGAAATCGGAAAGACCAAAGTTTGCTTTAACCTCGGACAAGAATGGATTTACTTGTGCCTTAAAGCGTTCCCAAGTTACATTTACGTTTTGATCGAAGAGCAAGCCAGATGCAATCTGAGAAATCCGCTTCTTGATAAAGATCATTAGGCGACGAACGTTAATGCGATCCAAAGCAGATGGCGTAACCTGTAGGGTCTTCTGACCGAAGATTACAATGCCCTCTGCTGGGAACTTCGCAATTGGGTTAATGTTCGCTGTGTAAAGATCGTCACGATCCTTTCGGCGTAGCTGGTGTGCTACATCGAGAACTGGGATGCCTGCTGAGCCTTCTGTAAGGCCACCGCGGTTGAAGCCAGCTGGCGCGAACCAAACCTGTGTTCTGCGCTGTGAGCTAGAGAATGTGCCGATAGCTGCGACAGAAGGTGGCAACCAAAGGAACTGACCGTTAATGGTGTCTCTTGCTCTAACCCATGGGTAGTATGCTGCACCGTAAGAAGAGTTTAGTGCTCTATCTCTCAAGCCGTTAACCAAAGTTGTAATTGTGCTTTGTGTGTTTAGACGATCAATCGCAGTGCTATCTTCTCTCGGCTGGAAAGAGTCTGGGAGATCGATAACTGCAAGTGCGTCAGCACGGTCCTCACAAGTTCTTACCAAGTGAGTTGTAAGACCATCCTGCGTTTGACCTGGGATAGAGGCCAAGTTCATCTCAACAACCTCTGGATCTGCAACAGAGTCGATTGCTCTTCTGATAGAGAAGAAAGCATAATCATTGTCGTCTGTTGGTGTGGAATCCATAGCTGCCTTTGTGAAAGGATCCATCTCAATGACGTTTACGCCATCGAACCCGCCGAAGAGAGGAACGGTAAAACGATCAAAGCCAGCGTCTAGGACACCCGCTACAGCTCCACTCTGGAAGGTTAAAGAGTCAACGTTGTAGGAATCAGGAGTATGCACACCACCTGTCTTAACATCGTCCAAAGTGAATGTTGGCGATAGCGAAGCAGAGGCTGCGAGCAGTGCTGTGTATTGTCCCACAACGCCACCTCTAGGTCTTAGCAAATCAATTGTTGACCTATCAAAAACAGTGCTTCCTGCGCTTTCGTTTGTCTGCAAGCCAAAGTACGCATCAGTTGAGTTTGCAAGATTGCCATCTGTAGCATTGGCCCTTAATACTGGTCTCGGGTAAGCAACAGAAGATGTTAGCTGTGAACCAGAAACTTGGAAGGCAGCACCGAAAGAAAGGGTATCGTATTCCGCCGGGACAGATTTAAACGTGCCGCCGTTAGAGCCGGAAACCCAGTTACCTTCGCCGGCGAGGCCAGCGACGGGCGTAGGGTTGGCGCCCAGATCAGCCTCATCGGTGTACTTAAGAATACCTTCAAAACCGAATGGAAGAAGGGCAGGGTTGATGTTACCGGCATCTACATCAGAATTTACATCAACATAGACATAATCTGAATTGTTGCGGTAGTTTCCTTCTGCGATGTAGCGGCGCTCGGTAGTGTCCCATCTCTCTCTGTAATCACCAATCTTGCGTCCGATATAGTTAAGAGAGTTGGGGTTTAGGTTACAGTTGTTGAACTGCTCTACAACGCGCACAACGTTATCACTATCGCTGATATGGCGAATAACAACTGAGAAGGTACCGTAATCTTGGTCATTGCTTGTGGAGCGCTTGATGTCTTGAATAGAAATCTTCAAGTTCCTGCTTGTCCAATCTCCAGCTTCTCCCCTTGCTCTGAACTGGAACAATTTAACTGGAGTGTCAGTTGGTGAAAGTCTGCAACTGATAACTTGCGGTGTGCGAGCGGCTTGTAGTTCTGCTGCGTGATCTGCACCCTTGTAGGTGGAGTCCTGGTTAAGAACTGTAACTGCGGCAAAAGTTGGTGTATCAGCAGTCAAAATGTTATTTACGTGCCTATCGAATGTCTCGCCCAAGAAATAATCTTTTCGATTATCAGTTGTGGTGATTCTAGTATTAGTCAGCTGCGGATTTGTGTTTAGAACCTTTCTAATGTAACGAGAACTGTTTTGTGTAAAGTTAAAGGTAATTGTTTCCTGTGTGATACCGGACCCGGTAACAACAATCTTATACTCTCTATCATTACCAGTACCAACTGTTTGAACAATTAAATCGCTTCCGAGAATAGCAGCACTACCGGTAGCGCCGAGGCCGGAGCCGTCAACACCCAAGATGTTAGATGAAGATAGGGCGAACTCTACGTTTTCCTTACCATAAAGAACAGCTGCTAAGGCGCCAGTAACAACATAGCCAGTGCTTGCTGTCTGGAACAAGAAAAGTCCGTAAGCATCGCCACCCAGATCCCAGCCGGCCTCGCCAGCAGTTCCCTGAACACCGACTCCAGGATCGTCTGATTCGGCACCAAGCAAGCGAATGTAAGTTAAGGGAGAACTATTACGAAGATAAGCTTGGGCTGCATATGCACCATACGTTGTGGCCGTAGTGTTGGCGCCTTGTCGCCACACATCATCTCCAGAGTTTCCTGGGTTTGGCGTACCAAAAACACTTACAAACTCTTCAAAAGAGTCCACAGTTGTTGGTCGAAGCGCAGGTCCCTTCTCTGCTCGGCCGATAATAACCGGTCCAATACCTGCTGGCGAAGCAGGCAATTGTGAGTTGTCAATTTCGTTGACAAAAACGCCTGGGGATACAAATCGGTAATTCTTGATTGACATTCGTTCAGTTCTCCTACATTGCGAAAATGTTCAAAGTAAATAGTGCTAAGTAGTGGGAAGAGAATTATTCTCTGTAAAAACCATCCTTATATTTTCTAGATAGATTTTCTGGGATGTCTCCGAATACAGTTCTCTCTCTTCCAATCTTAAACTCAACCGCATTTTCGCGCTTAACAATTTTTGGTCTTTCTTGGTTTTCGCCCTCTCCAATTAAATAACCCATCACTTCAATATTAATATCTGTTTCATAGTTACGCTGTTCCATGCCTAGACTTGCTTGATTGGAGTTATTGGCAAAACCACCATCAATAAATACTTCATAAGCGTGACCCTCATTGGTGATTCTTTTAGGCATCCGAGAGTTTCCTGGCACAGTAAGAAAGGGACGAATAAGTTCATTCATTTGTTGCTGATATTCGGTTCTAATAGAAATTTGGTATGATACTTTTATCCAAACTGGCAAAGGTATTGTTATTGTTTCATAAACTACCTTTGCCGTAGACATATTTCTTTTATTGGTGTTAAGCATCTTGCTTGATACATTTTTGTCATTACCATATTTCCTATTAGCAAGTGCGTTTTGAAACTCAGCTGTCTTCTTTTGATTAATTTGGCGCGCAATTGTTATAGTGCCGCCCTTTTCATCATCAACAGGGTACAGATTAGCGTATACGGTGCCTCTGTAGTTTGGCTCCTTAGTGACATTCGCTCTGTTTATCGTTATTAAAGGAAGAATTAAAGTCTCTTCTTTATCTCTTAAGTCTTTATTGTGTTTTATTTGAAACGCGCGTTCGGCTGTGACCCATAAAACAGGTACTTTTTTAAATCCGTCGTTGGTTGTGGTGGAAAGATTAAGTTCTTCATCGATAAATTTAAGCATAGCGCCATCAATTGTTTCCAAAGATGAAGGCATGAACTCAATCTCTTGAAGTTTGTCGGCCACACCTTTATCACCAACGTAGTTAAATCTTTTAGATCTTTTGTCTTTTATTTGTCTTTCTGTTTTTTTACTGCGAGCCATTTATTTACCCCACGTAAATACCAGCTGGAATATTTTCAAGTACTTTCTTAGATGAATCTTGCAATGTTGAATCAACCGCAGCCAACTTATCGTAAGTAGTTTCCTCAAGGATGGTTTTAAGTTCTTCTCTTAACTGATCCATTTCTGTTCTGGCTTGCGATAGAAGGTCGGCCGCATTCAAAGTTACAGATTCCCCTGGAATGGGTACGTTTGAGAACTTACCTCTAACTTGTCCAAGAATCTCTTTTGTTAAAGCTAAAGCAAATCTACGAATCCATTGTTTACCAATAGCATTGATGTTTTCGTATGGAATATTTTCAAATGGAAGTGTGTTTAAATTGTTAACGCCCTCCACGCCTTCATTGCCGCGATCAGTCTCTTCCCACGCTTCATACTCACCATCAATAGTAAACTGAACCCAGAAGTTATCGGGGGATGTGCTATCTGGTGTTGGGAAAATTCGAAGATTGTTGTCGTGGATTTCATACGAATAATGAGATATCCGGGTGTGCAAGGCGTCCTCATAAGCCATGGCCTGAAGTTTATTCTGCCAAGTGGGGACAATCTCAAATGTGGAATCATCTGCGTACTGTCCGTATGTTCTTAAGTTACCAACCACGGAGAAACCACCGTAATAACCATAGAATCTCCACATTGCTCGTGGTGTTTTAAAAAACACCTTTCTAATAATAATTCTTTTATCTTCTACTTTCCCATAGTATGACACGGTTGTATCTGTTGCCGCTGAGGATGAAATTAAAGTTTGTAAATCATAATCTTGTTGTTCTGCTACTGTGCTAACAGATGCAGAATAAATTGGTGTTAATCCGCCAAAGCCAGCCTCAGTTGCCAACGCCTCTGAGACTCTTCTAACATATCCGTAGTCAAATCTAGGATACTTTAAGGCAATGTCGGAGCCCGAGAGGGCGCTTCCAGAAACTAATTGTCCATCCTGATCAAATGAGCCAGTTGTCCCACCTAATAGGCTTGAAAGAGCATTTTTAGATTGATGTAGGTTTAATAAATACGAGTACTCTAAAACGGCCTCTTCGTATGCAGAATAAACCGAACCCTCTGCTAATTCAATGTCTAAAACATCACCACCCAGTTTCTTGTAAGTATAAGCAACTTGATCTGCGGCGCCTGATAAAAACGCACTTGAGTTGGCGTAAATAGCAAAAGGTAGTGTTGTCGCTACATTACCTGCCGTGCCTGTAACCGGAAGTATGTTGGCGTTTGAAGTCGATGCTGGACTTAGATTTGGAATTGACATTAAGGTCCCTCAGAATTTATCTATTAATAAATAGAAAGCCCCGCCTCAAAAGAGACGGGGCTTTCATTATTTTGACCTTAAGTCAGGCTAGCTAGCTTGTTGGGTTAACAACAAGGTCGCGACAAATGACCAATCCGTACATGTCTGGACGGACCATCTTCTTAGCGTAACGGGTCATGACACCCTTACGAGGTACGAAGTCCTCTACACCGAAGATAGTTGGTGTGGTCTGTAGTGGCACATAAGGTGCGTATACGTAACCGCTCTCAAGGAAGCTTGCACCACGTCGACCAACAAGGATCAACTGACGTGGGAAGTATGGGTCAACCATAACATCAAACTTCTTGGAGAGAGCGCCAACCTTAACGGCACCAACCTCGCCTCGATCAGCATCAGCAGTAACGTTTGCACGGAATCCAGCTGTGAACTCAAGGATGTTAGCAACTTCTGGTCCGCAGACGATGAAGTTGGCAGCACCACGGAGTGTCTTTCTGTGGATCTCGGCAGAAACTTCGTTGATTGTCTCAACGAGAGTCTCGTACCACTCGCTCACATTACCGGTGAAGTCGGCAACGCCAGAGGCCAAAACGGCACCCGTCAAGCGGTTAAGGAACCGTCCTGGGTTACGTGACCAGTAGCGTGTACCAGCTGTTGCACCACGAACAAGATCTTCAATGATCTCACGATCGATCTCAAGGGCGATCTGCTCAGAAAGGATCTGAGTAAGCTCGACCTCGGCATCAAGGTTGTGGTAAGCGTTGAGATCCTGTCCCAACTCTGGGGTCCACTTGGCCTTGAGCTTCTTGGTGATCGCTGTGACGGCCACTGAATCGACCTTGATGTCGATCTCTGGGATCTCAGCGTTGTTCTCAAGTCCCCAATCAGTATCACCGACAACAGTACCAATGTCGCCACCGGTAATGAAGTCATCCTCAATTGGGAATGTAGCATTTGTAACGCCAGCAAGAGCTGTCGATAGGACGGCGGGAGTTTCAGAGCCTGATGCATTAACAATCAAAAGAATGTTATCTGCATTTGTTGGGTCTTCGCGGGTAAGGCGGCGTACCAAACGGCCGTTAGCAAGATCACCTGCAGCACCCTCAGCAATAGTAATAGCAACGAAATCATCTAAATTAAACTGTGGAAGAGCTGTCTTTGCAATCGAAGTCACTGCAATTGCAGAACCCGATACCAAGTCTGGATCAAAATCGAGAAGATCCTCAAGCTCGTACGTGCTAGCTGCTGATGGTGAAGCACCAAACTCGAACTCTCCCTGGGCACCAACAGTACCAGAGGCCTGGGTGCTAATAGATAGCCCCGTGACCGAACCTGTTGGAGAAGAGTAACCGTTGTTGAGTGCGTAAGGACCGCGCTCAGCGTTTACTCCGTCAAGAAGAACACCACCGGTGATCTCGCTAGCGACTCGTCCACCACCATAGAGTGATGTATCGAATGGGTTTCCAAGACGATCATCGGTGTTTTCAAAGACACCACCGTACTTGAAGTCAAGGAAGAAAATGAGACCTGATGGAAGGCTCATTGGCTGAACGCTGACGAGATCGTTGGCGATCAAGGAACCGAATACTCGGCGTACTAGTGGGAATGCAACAGCTGCAAAACCCTCTACG